TAACCGGCCCAAGCACCAAGAACTGCATCGTGACCATCAAGTCCCGGTACAATTCGGTTGCTACCACCAGTGACTGGGTTGGTAGTTGTTGTTGAGGTTACAATATCAGTACCAGTAGCTGAAGTACCAGTACGTACGTCGTTAGGCTGACGCGCCATGTTTCCCCAGACAAAGTCAACTTGGATGTTACCTTTGTCGTCTAGAGGGTGTCCAACGTTATTCGCTGTCATGTTTAATCTTCTTCCTGATTGCAATCATGGTTTTCTAGTTCATCCTCGTAGAGAACATCTTCGCAGTACCGGCAACGGAACATACGAATATCATCTAGTGCTTCATGTAAGGAGTCGGAGTGCATGGAATCGTCATACGCCCGAGGATTCTGCGCGAAAATCTCGGGTGGAAACGGTCCACGAGGACTTGTGTAGCCTTTGGGGACAGGGTGTCCTTGAACGGCAAACTTACGAATAATTGGCATTATTCAGTTGGTGCTGGTGCCTCAGTGTCAACTGGAGCATCTACTGTAACTTCAGCCTTTTTAGACTTGCTTACAGGAACCTCAACAGGAGCTTCAACAGCGACATCCGATACCAAATCTGCGTGCTTTGCATTTAGCAAAAACTTAGGTAGGTGGTATTGACAGTAGTTAATACCAAAATCAGGTGTGACGTTGTAGGTGTACAGTGCATCACTAGAACAGTTAGCGCATGTTGCCATAGTAAACTCCTTAAGCTATATTAAAAGATTGCCTTATTTTTAAAAAATAATCAGGGTAATCTCTAAATTACTTTTTAGCTTTACCTGTTGACGGGGTAATGTACGAACGCATAGCAGCATTATGGGCTTTTTGCTCAGGTGTTAGTGGCTTAGGGGTACCTGTAGAATATTCGCCGTTATCCTGCATATAAGTTCCAGCAGCTGAATTTTGACGAGCTCTCATCTTTTCCAGAGAAGCTTTCTTAGGCTTACCATTTCTAGGTGTGCTTACTTCTGAAATGCTTCTGTGAATATCAATATTATGATTTGTATCAAAATTTAATCTGGTAATACCTGGGTGGTCATTAAGCATTTGGTCAGCAATAGTACTGCTATGTTGACGGGCAACTATTCCGCCAAAAATTTTAGTGTGCTCATGCTGAACCGCGTTGTGACCAGCAATAGCTTGAGCAGCCAAGTCTGCACCAGGATTATCGGTGTCTTTACGCTTTCCTGTAGCTTTGCCAATAATTCTTTGACCCAGTCGTCTAGCTTTACCAGCCCTGTCAAACTGTCTTCCAAGTTTTGAAAGGTCTGCTAGGTGTGGAGGTAGTGGTTGTGCACTCATTTTAGCTTATCCTCAATTTCATAGAAACGCTTGTTTCCTTCCTCAAGTCTAGCGTCAATTCGCTCAAGTTTCTGCTCTACTCTATTAAGAGCATCTTTCATAGAAGAGCCGCCGTTTCGCTTCAACTCACCGTCAATACGGTTCAAGCGCTCCATGACACCGGGCACGGCGGAACGCCCAGGTGCTGCGGGTTCTCCCGCCCAATCCCTCATAAAGTTATCTATGTTGTCCATTACTAGATGGACTCTGTCACATAATGGCTTTAGAAGTCGCCAAAGCATACCTAGAGCGGTACCTACTGTGATGATACCGGCTGCCCAGTATAGAATCTGTACGTCCATTTAATGGCCCACTCGATTTCCTCCACCGTATCCGCCTTCTGGCTTACCACGTCGAGCCCAGATTCGGATAGATGGTTGTTCATTTGATTTTGGGTATTTAATAGAAAAAGCCTCTGACTCCCTAAAATTCTTCGTAAGACTGCTTGCCTTACGATTATTAGGGGCCAGAGGCCTTCTCTTTATCATATTAAGTTATTATTCAGCGTCGTCTTCGTCGAGTACTTCTTCGAGGTCCTCATCAAGTTCCTCGTCAAAGTCATCAAGTTCATCGTCGATGTCGTCGAACAAGTCGTCAACTACCGACTCTTCAACTGGCTCGTCAACTACTGGAGCGTCTACCACTGGGGCTTCTTCTACTACTTCGTCAACTACTGGTGCAACCTCTGGGGTTACTTCTGGGGTGATGTCATCTGACATGGTGTTCCTTTCGAAAGGGGTTAATTTGCAATTGCTATTCTATTGTCTCTTATTACTCGCGATTTCGCAAGGGATATGAAATAATCCAGATAATTAATGAGACAAGTATACACCAACCGACTACTGCCTTAGCAGAGCCTTCTAGGACAATCCATGCAACGAACATACCGAGCAGTGTCCAAATCTGCCCGATAAGGTCGTTAAGAAACTTCATTTACTTAGCTGGTGCCCAAGGAATGGTTGCATAGCCCGACACAAACTTTAGCGGTACGTGGTGTAGGTCCACGATACGAGCGTCAGTTGAGTCAGCCGACAAGTAGTAGATATCCTTGCCTGGCTCTGCATCGATAGCGCATAGACCAATGTGGTCGTGTGAGCCACCGTCTTCACGCATACCTAGACCGTCCCATGAGAAGATAACTGCATCGCCACGCTTTGGTAGACCGGTGGTGTGCCAAGTCTTATCGTTCTTGAAGTGCTGTACCCAAGTACCGCACGAGTAAATGTCACGGCCGATACCTGATGCGTACGAGAAGCCCGATGCGCAGTCAAAGTAGTTGTGAGGCTTGCCCTTCAACCAAGGAGCGCCAGTTTTAGGGTCCTCAAGTTGTGCACGGGTCTTGCCTACGTATGATTTGTAGATGTCGATTGCTTCTTGCAATGTTCTCATTATTTTTGTTTCCTTCGTGTTGAAGTGGAGCCAGAGGCGGCTGCCGCTGACGTTACTGCTGTTGCCGCTGCTTGAGTGGCTACCTGTGTAACAATTATCGCAGATACTACTATCTTTTGTGCCTTTTTACGCACAGCAGGTGGTAGGTCTGCGCCAATGTTACCCAAAGCGTTTAGCGCATCCGACAGCCCCTGAAAAGCGGCTCCTAACAACGGAATAGACGCTACTGGGTTGCTGTCAGGAAACACCTTCGGGGCTATTATTTTGGGATTGGTGTAAACAGGCCTCTAGGCGAGTATGCACCTTCTGCAAGTACGTGCACGTTGGTGCGTTTACCTACTCGCATCGACTGAGCAGACGGAAGCGGAATAGCCTGTAGGTCAGCTTGAGCCTTCTCCACAGCCGCCACTAGATTGTCAACCTGGTCATTAGCATTTTGAATAGCCTGAAACACTGAGTTGTATTGATTACGAAGGTCTAGCAAGTTAGCGTCGGCTATTGCCTTATCGTCACTTGCACTTTGCCAGTTACCTTCTGAATCGGCTACTGCATTGCCTTGATTGTTTAAATTATTTTTTTGGACACTGAGGCTTTGACCTTGAGCAACATACGCCAACCAACAACCATCGTACTGGTTTTGTGCAGCCAAATAGGTTTGGTTAGCCTGCTCTTCAACGGCTACTGCCTGAACATACAACGCAGTCTTTTGGTCAAGAATAACCTTCAGCGCAGGGTCTTTAGTTTGGGTAACAGTTGCTTGCTGGGTAAACTGTGCTGCTGGCACTGTACCCCATGAGCCGTTAGAAGGCTGCGACTGTAGAGTAGAACAAGCGCCACCATTCCATTCGTAATACCAAGCGTCAATTGCGTAAGGGGTGCTTGCTTTGAAAGCAAACGAGCCCATAGTGTTTGACGAACAGCCCTTTAGCGACCAGTCGTTAATAATCTGGCTACCGTTGATAGTCATGTAGAAACCGTCGTCAGCCTGAGCACGGAAGTAAACACGACCAGCTGTACTGTACGAAATGTAACCATGGTAGTGAAGCATTACATAGTCACCGCCACAGCCGAAGATGTCGCCACCGCCCCAGTTGTAGTCAATGTTTGGTAGGACCACTGTCTTACAAAACGTATAGGCAGTAGTAGAGCGCGAAGGTGGATTGCCTAGACGACTGATGTTTGTATAGACATCCACAACTAGACCAGCATTAGCCTGACCACCATTAGTAATCAACTTGGTGTTGTAGTCGTTTGTAGCCTGAGTAACCGCAGCCTGAGCAGCATCGCTGGCAGACATAGCGGCTTGATAAGAAGCATAAGTGCCGTCTACTGCATCAGAGGCAGCGTTTAGAGCGGACACGGCTTGGGCAACTTGACCCTCAGCAATTTGCTCTTGAGCAAATAGTGAATCATAAGTAGCCTTCTTAGCAGCATAATCAGCAGCAGCAGCCTCTAGAGCATCTTTAGCCTGAGTAGCGGTAGTCTGAGCACCATTAATCTGGTCTGCTTGAGCATTAGAAGAGTTTTGCCAACTGTACAAGTTTTCTTGGGCAGTCTGTAGTTGCTGTTGTAGGTCAGCAAGACGAGCTTGAGCAGCGGCTACTTTGTTGTTGTAGTCAGTTGTGCTGTCAGCTAGAGCTGGGCTAGCGATGCCCAATAGAAGGAGTGCCGATAGTGGGAGAACGAATAGTGCTGCGTATTTGCGCACACTACGCATTAGATTGTAGGTCCAGCTTCTTCTTCAGCTACTGCCTCAGCAACAGTGGCAGGTGCAGGAACTTCCTCAGCCTTTACGCCCTTCAGCTGTACGCTCTGCTGGAATGCAGCATCGATTTCGTTCTGAGACAGCTTACCGTCTTCTAGGAACGCTAGAGAAAGTTTTTCAATTACCTTTGCAACAGCCAAAATACCGCCAACAAAAGCAGCTGTGGCAGCAGGTACGCCACCGAGGCTACCAGCACCGATAACACCAAGAGCGGACGCAACGAACGTCGCAAGAACTCGAAGAAGGACATTTCCAAAAAGTTTCATTTCTTACCTCAAATAGATGGGGGATAACGAGTTATAGCAGATATTAGTTATCGGTATTGTGAGGTTCAATATTTAGAATACAGAATAGATTTAAAAAAATCTTAGTAAGCTGCAGTTCCACCAACAGAGTTACCAGTAGGAAGCTCGTCAACTTGAGTTCCGTTGACTCCTCCGCCTACTTTCTCCATTGATTCTTCTGCAGGCGTACCTACAGGAACTCCAGTTGTAGTGCTGATTGGCTCTCCGCTAGCAAGTCCAGCAATAACTGCAGGCATTTCATCCCACATTATGCCATTGCCTTGATACCCGTACCTTGGGTCGCCAACACCGGCTACTGTGTAAGCTCCACGTGGTGCAATAATTTCTTTAGGTCCACCGTATTGACCTGTAGCCAGCTTACGTCGTGGGTCTACAAACTGACCAGATAAAGGAGCAGTCATTATGAACCAAATCCTTGCTGACCAATCTTAGAGTTGTTTGCACCAGAGCTTGAGCTCAGCTCATATTTTTGGTTTGAGCTGCTAGGTCCTAGGCCGCTCTCAGATACTGAGCCCGAGTGACTCTGTGCACCATTGCCATCAGTAAACGGTTTAGCGTTAGTGTTCTCATCAGTGGTGTTATATACGCCCTGAGTACCGCTAGACTTGGTGGCTGAGTTGCTGCCAGTAAAGTGTCCAGCTGATGGGTCTCCCCATTGGATTCCGTTACAACCTACACACATTACTTGACTCCCTTGGCATTGATGCCGTGCTTCTCAAACATCTTACGATTCTTCTTTTTGTCATCGTAGGCTTTTTCTACGTCAAACTTTGGAAGGATGTCTTCTTCTAGCAATTCTTTTTTAAGACCTTTGTCGCTCTGCGTTGAATCGTCTGTAGGACGCATCACCAGGGCATCGTAAGGAATTTCGTTCTTGTGTAGCCACTTCTTGGTTTCGTCCCTGTAGTGGGCACTACGAGCCGTTAGAATGACTACTGCGTCACCATTAGCCTTGGCTTTACGCATTTTCTTGACAATGTCTTTGTTTACACCAACCTGAAGAGCTTCTTGAGCAAACTGTGGGTGTTTACCGTTCTTGCCCTTGTGGTGCTTTTCGTATGTCATATTGTCAGCGATAGTGCCATCAAGGTCGAATATGATAGTATCAGCCCGCGTGTGTAGCGGCTTCTGAAGCTCAAATTCGTTGTTCTTGGACATATCAATAGTATGACATAAAGAAAGCCCCGCTACTGTGTAAGTAACGGGGCTGACTTTATATAGTCGGTACTAGACGTATGAACCGTATCTCGTTCGTTTTAAAGTCCGAGAGTGGTTCGATAACCGTGGTTCCGTAGCCGCTATTTGCATTGATAATCTTTCCCTTACCAATATAGATAGCTGCATGATAGAAGTTTGTATTTCCCTTATAAGCAAACACGACGATGTCGCCTAGCTTTGGGGCGTGTACCCTAACTCCTAGATGTCCCTGAGCGTTAGCCGAATGTGGTAGTTTGTATCCGAATTGGGTATAAGTCCAATAGACCAATCCAGAACAGTCCCATCCACTAGGACTGGCACCTGAGAACACGTAAGAAGTTCTTCCTACACGAGTTTCCAAGAAGTGCACAACATGTTTCATATGGGAAGTATTACGAATAATCTTTTCCGTATGAATTAAATCCACCATGTTAGTGGGTTTTTCCGGTGCAACTACAGCGTGAGCCATAGATGCTGAACAGCCAGCGAGAGTTAAAATCGCACTGGCTATAATGATGTACTTTTTCATTTAGCGACCACCTTTCCTTGCGTTAGTACAGGTCGTTTATTGTCGAAGCAGTATTAAGTTATAGAAAAACCCTACCACATATATGGCAGGGTGTCTATTATTAACAGAAGGTTACTGAGAACCCCAGCCATTTCCCTTGAAAGTCACAGCTGGCGCAGAATATACCTTGTTTAGCACACTTTCGCAAGTTTCACACTTAAGTTCAGGCTTTTCGTTAATAGGGTGAGAAATCTCTTTGACTACTTCACATTTAGGGCATTTATAGTCATAGGTAGCCATTACTCAGTCTCCAATAGGTACGCTAATACTTCTGGGTTGTTACGAAGTACAAGAAGTAGGCCTTCTTCATACATGGCGATAAAGTAATGCTCCCAGGTATCGACTTCATCACCTTTCTTTGGGGAGACTGGATTCCCGAAGCTATAACGAATAGCATGAAAGATTTCATGGATAAGAGTCTGCTGTTTACGGCTCTTAGTAATCTGAGAGTCAATAATAATAGTGTTCTCTTTATTTAACGTATACCCAAAGCTATCGTCATTAAGGGCGTAGTCCTGGGTTCTGGAGCGTTCTACAATCTTCCAGACTTGGCTTCCTACAATAACCTTTTTAGGTGTATCCATTTTATGCTCCTAAAGTAAAAGCGGGTGCCTAGGAAGAAAGGGTAGACCTAGGCACCCGCTATTTAGTTTACACTAATACTAGTTGATGTCAATAACTTTCGGTTTCTTTTCTTCAGGCAGCTCTTTATTGAACTGAACTGTGAGCATACCGTTTTCTAGGTTAGCATTAGTGATTTCCCAGTATTCAGCGACAGCTAGCTCTAGTTTGAAATCACGAGTAGCAATGCCTTGGTAAACGACATCGCCCCTCTGCCTATCCTCTTTCTCACCTTTAATAGTGAGGACAGAGTCTTGCAGGGTGATGCTGATTTCTTTTTTGGTAAAACCAGCAACCGCTACATTTAGCAGAGTGACATCGTGGTCACCATCTTTTAACGCCACAATGTCGTATGGTGGGTAACTTGGCTTGTTTTGAGTTACTTCTTTGAGTTGCTCAAGAAGTGGAGACCAGCCAATAGATAGGCGGTCTAGGCGAGGAAATAGGTCAGCGATAGTAATAATCTCTGGCGCTGTCTTTGGTTTTGACTGCGGCCAAGTATCGTGTGGATTTGTAATGTAATCCTTGTAAGGCTTAGAAACTGCCTTACCACGAGGGCCGTATGGGTTTTCATCCCATTGGTCAGGGTGTTGTATGTTACTCATGTTGTCTCCTTTAGACGACAACTGTGTTGGGGCACCTCACGAGCATTTCTAGGAATCTGTCCTAAATCCACTCGTGTGGTTTTTTACTGCCCGTAGCACAGTAAGGGTTTTATAGACACCCGATTGGCGTGTCTAAGAAGATTATAGCAGATTAAACAACAAATGGCTTAGGAGTTTTAAACTGTTTTTCATTTTTAACTTGAGCTTCATCTAAGAACGTCATGTTCTTACCACCGGTAATATGGACAGTTGCACCCATACGTACAGGAACTTCTTGCTCCCAGTGTTCTGGCCCATAAACTTGCTGCCTAGGCCATTTACGGTTATACTCTTCAACTTCTTGGGGAGTCATAACATCATCAGGGTGAACTAATGCCGAAAGAACTGCCCCTTTGTCTGCCTTACTAGCAAATCTTTCGGCAGATTTAACATCGGTTGTCCAGTGATGGCCAAGTCTTCTTGGTGAATCTGGCTTGGCACTTGGTAGAATGCTCTTTAAAGGAGCTAAGAGTGATTCTACAGAGGCTCCTGGAATACCTCTATAGACACGGATGTGATGTTGAAAGTCTTCGTTATTTGCTCCCATTATTTACCATTCACCATAAGGTACTCTTTCACCATAACTTACGCCGTGATTATCATAGGCTTTTTTCAAATCTTTATATGCTCTAGGATTAGAGAGAACATTCTTCAAAATGTGCAAATGTAGGCGAGCCATTGCCCAGCTATGGTCGCCAGGCACGGCTGCATGAGAGTTATCTAAGATATAGTGGGAAAGTTCATGAGTTAAAACTCCCAGCTTTACTTTTCCTTCTGGATGTCGAGGTTTATACCCAGTGCTAAACTGCAATTGGTTAATATGCCCAATCATAGAGTCTGCTTGACTATAGTGAGACCCCAATGTTCTACCAAAACGGTTGGCTGAACTGTTCTGTAGCTGTTTATGAAAACTTATTTGACTTGGCTTAAAGTTAGCTCTAATATCCTCAATACCAGGAATAGAGTCCATAGAAGGATGATTAATAATATTCTCCGCAAGTCCCTGGGCGTCTAGTCTATCTAGTTCTCTACTAGCTATAGGACTAGTTTTGTGCCACAATTCCTCAGCATCATAGACAGAAACATTATTGTTTTGACCTTTGCCCCTGTTAACCGCTACACCCAAGAACTCATCAGGTTTAGGCTCAGGTCTAGGTTTAGGAACAAATGTAGGTTTAGTTGCCAGTTTAATTTTAGGCTTAACGGCGTCAGTCACAGGTATAGGTTGCCCAGTCCTACCAGAATCAAAATGGTCTCTATTACTCATTATTTACCTAAGATGTGGGTGGGCTTCCCACCATAGTCGGACAACTTTTTCTACGTGGTTTTCAACTTTAGGCGCTTCAGCCATCTGCGGGGATACGGCT